CCCCCGCAGGCATAACCCGACCCGGCCATGGCTGAAAACCTGAGCACGACCCTTGCCGACGATGCAAAGGCCCACACCATCAACCTGCTTCGAATCGAAGCGGGCATGCGCATGGAAGTGGTGGGCATGCTGGATTCGCTGGAAAAAGACCTGCTGAAGCAGCTGGCCAGCACCGACCTGACCACGGCCAAGAAAGAGCGCCTGCAAGCCTTCCTTGACCAGACCTCGGCGCAGGTTTCCAGCGCCTACAAGCAGATCGCCGACGTCGGGGAAGCCAACCTCGAAAAGGTGGCGACGATTTCCAGCAAGCAGGTGGCCAAGAGCATTGACGCCGGGGTGGGAGTGAACATCGGCACGGTGCTTTCGCCGCAGCAGCTGACCCGGATCGCCAAGGGCCCGATTGTGGAAGGCTCGCCGATGGCCGATTGGTGGGCCGGGCAAGACCTTGCGGCACAGCGGCGATTCAAAGGCGCGATTCAGCAAGGCCTCTTGCTTGGCGAAGACATGGCCAGCATTCAACGCCGGATCCGGGGCAGCAAGGCCAGCGGATTCACCGACGGGGCCCTTTCGGTTTCCAAGCGGGAAGCGCAGGCCCTGACCCGCACCGCCGTGCAATCGGTGAACAACCAAGCGCGAATCGACACCTTGATGGAAAACGACGACGTCGTGAAGGGCATCGAATGGGTGGCCACGCTTGACGCCCGCACGACCAAAACCTGCATGGCCCTTGACGGCAAGCAGTGGCGCTTGCCCGACCTGAAGCCCATCGGCCACGACAAGGCCTTTCCCGGGCCGGTGGCGCACTGGGGATGCCGCAGCACGCAAGGGCCGGTGACCTATTCGTGGGCCGAGCTGGCGGGCAAAAAGCTGAAGAAAAAGGAAGGTGCCCCGACCTTTCAAGAGGCCTTCCAAAAGCGCCTCGAGCAACAGGGATTCACGCCCGAGGAAGCGGCCAAGATCGAAGCCAAGCAGCGGGCCAGCATGGACGGCCAAGTCAGTGATTCGAAAGACTGGCAAGCGTGGCTGACCGGCAAGGGCGACGCCTTCGCGCTGGAAAAGCTGGGCCCCGGCCGTTTCGCGCTTTGGAAGCAAGGCAAGCTGACCCTGACCGACCTCACCGACCAGCAGGGCCGGGAGCTGACCCTTGCCGAGCTGGAAGCCGCAATCGACGGCGGCACCATCCCGCCCGAAACCGAAGGCCGCGACTTCAAACCCGCGAATGCGGCCGCAAGCTACACCGCCGCGCAAGAGGCCGCCGCCACGCTTGCCGTGCAACAGCAGCAGCAGGGCGAGGCCGCCGCGAAGCTCGCCGAATACAAGGCGACGAAGGAAGGCCAGACGCTGAAAAACAAGTGGGCGCTGAAGGTGGAAGGCGAACTGGGCCAAGCCACCGACAGCGAAAAGGTGGCGTGGGTGGAAGCCAAGGCCGCCGAAGAGCAGGCGGCGAAGAGCAAAGCCAGCGTGCTTTCCACGGCCAAGAAAAAGCTGGTGGCGGGCGAGGCCGCGACCCCGGCACAGCTGAAGCTGATCGACAGCCTGACCCCCGAGGAAAAAGCGAACTTCGACGAAGCCGTGGCCGACGCCAAGGCCAACGCCGTGGGCACCGTGGTGGCCGACATCAAAGCCGAGCTGGCGAAGAGCGACGGGCAACCCACGGCCGCGCTGGTGGGCAGCCTGAACAACCTGCAAGCGAAGTTTCCCGAGGCCTTCGAAGACGTGAAAGCCTACGCGCAAGGCCTGCAAGCCGAGAAATCGGCCGGTGATGAGCTGCAAGCCATCCTGAGCAAGGGCCACCCGCTGGAAATCGACGGGGTGACTTCGGCCAAGGGTGCGACCAACGTCGAGATGCTGGCCGACGCCAAGCACAAGGCGACGATTTACGCCAACGAAGCCCTGATCGACATCGCGAAGAAACCCGAGGGCCAGACGCTGAAGCACAAGGCACTTGCCGAGGCGCTGAACGTGCCCACAGCGCAGCTGAAGGCCGACGGCAGCAGCTTGGTGACCTTCGCCAGCGAAGAGCCCATCGAACTGCTGAAAAAGGTGGAAGCCGTGGCCGCTGAAAAGCAGGCGCAGGCCAGCCTCGCCGCGAAGATTTCCGGGGCGAAAAAGAAATGGATGGCGGGCGAGGAATTCACCCTCGCGCAAAAGACGGCGTGGGAGCAACTGACCCCCGACCAGCAAGCGGAATACCTCGACACGTGGGGCCAGCTGAAGGCCAAGGCCGTGGCCGTGGATCCCGACGACGCGGCCGGGAAGTGGTTTGCCGACATGCTGAACGCCAACCCCGCCGACGGCACCGCCACCGGGGCGCAGGGCGGGCAAACCGTGACCGCGCCCGACGTGACCGCCACGGGCCCGAAAAATCAAGATTTGTTGATCCCCGACCCGGCCGGGCTGGTGAAGCTGAAAGACCTGAGCGGATCGACGAAGCCCTACCTCGCGCAAGACCCCGTGACCGGCAAAAAGTGGGTGGTGAAGGATTCCAGCAAGGGCGGGGGTGGCGTCGACCACTTCCAAAGCGAAGCCCTCGCCGATGCCATTTACCGGGCAGCCGGGGCCAACGTGCCGGGCAGTGGCGTGGTGCTGACCGGGGGCAAGGCCATCAAGGTGGCCGAGTTTCTGGAAGGCGGCCAGACGCTCGGCGAGTGGAAGCAGGGGAAGAGCGCCACCGAAGTGGCAGCCATGCACCGGAAGCTGCAAGACGGCTTTGTCACCGACGCGCTGCTGGCCAACTGGGACGTGGCGGGGCTGGGCAACGACAACATTCTGGTGACCGCCGACGGCACCCCGGTGCGCATCGATAACGGGGGCTCGCTTTTCTTCAGGGCGCAGGGCGGGAAAAAGCCGCTGCCGCCCGAGATCGCCGAAATGCAGACGCTTCGCGACCCCGGGCTGAACCCGAACACCGCGCAAATTTTCGCAGGCCTGACACAAGACCAGATCAACGGCCAGATTTCCGACCTTGTGGCACGCAAGGAAGCGATCCTTGCGGCGGCCGCGCCCGACCCCAAGGTGCAAAAGGCGCTGAAGGCACGCCTCGAGTGGCTGGAAAAGCAGCTGCCCGCCGCAGCGAAAAAGACCCCGAGCACCACCCTTGCCCCGGCATCCGCCCCCGGCCAGATTCCGGCCAACGTCGGCGAGCTGCTGGAACGCGGCCGCAACGGCGCAGGCACGGCGCTGGTGGGCGACGGCGACGCCATCGAAGACCAGCAAATCGTCGTGTGGCGGGAGAAAACGCCGCAGGGCGAAAGCGTGGTGAAGCTGGAAGCCGACCTGACCCTTGCCGGAAGCGACCGCATCATGAAGACGCTGGCCGACGCCGGGATGGACACCGCGACGAAGGGCGGCAGCAACTCCAACCCCTACGTGCAACCGAAGCCTGCGGGCATGCACCCGAAGGATGATTTCTGGCCGCAGCTGGAAGCCGCAGCCAAGACGGTTTCGACGCACGCCGCCGACGGGCAATACAACGTGGCCACGCTGGCCACCTACGACACCGCCAAGGCCGCCATCCTGAAGCTGGCGAATGACCCGGCGACGGCCGCCGACCCGCAGGCCATGGCCATGCTGAAGCACTACGCCGACGCCGTGGCCAAGATCGACGCCGCCAAGGCCGCAGGCAAGGCACTGGTGAAAGGCGAGCTTGGCAGCTACAAGGTGCCCCCGGGATGGACGCCGCCCACCACCGCCAAGGCCAAGGCCCCGGGCGACGTGGAAATCGACGGGTGGACGGTGACCCGCCTTGACCGCTTCGACTTCACCGTGAAGGAAGTCAAAGGCGGGGTGCTGACCGACACCGGGGTGGTGAACCGCACGGCCGACCACGGGCGCATTTTCCGGCTGACCAAAGGGCCGGTGGAAGTGACGGTGCTCGCCTACCGCGAAGACGCCGCCAGCACGCCAACCAAGCGCAGCATGCAGGGCACCTTGCGGGTGACCGTGCGCGGCAACGACGACCCGGCCGCCATCGAAGCGGGCCTGCAAGCCGTGGCCAAGCTCGGGATCGACACCAAGCCCCCGAGCGACGCGCAAAAAGAACTGCTTTACCTTCACAAGGGCGTGGTGATGCGCCGCAACAACACCGACACGGCCTACACGGGGATCCTGAACAATTCGGCCCTGAGTGACGAAGCGAAGGTGAACGCCGTCAAAGACTGGGCCGAAAAGAAATACGGGGTGACCCTGCCACGCGAAAAAGGCAAGTGGGGCGACGACTACAACCCCGAGGGCTACATGCCGAGCAACGCCACCGGCTACCGGCAATGGACGCGGTGGGACGTGCCAGCCAAGGAACGCGACAAGCTGCTGAAAACGAAGGTGCTTTACCACAGCACCAGCGACGTGGAACGCACCTTTCTGGCGTGGGTGGAAAACGCGGGCAACACCACCACCACCATGGAGCGCCTGCGCACCGGGGTGCCGCTTTCCGGCACGGGCGGGGCTTCCAGCGACAGCGACATCAACCGGGGCGGTGGCGATTTCCTTTACACCAACACCACCACCAAGGCGAAGGCCGAAAAGCTTCAGGGCTTCGTCTTCAAAGGCCGGAACATTGCCCGCCTTGACCTGCGCAGCGACGTTTCCGACTCCTACGGCGCTTGGGAATACGCCAACAGCCGACGCGGGGAGCTTCAGGAAATTGCGGCGCAAAACGGCATTTCGATCAGCGTCAATTCCGGCCTGCTGAAAAACGGGCTGAACCTTTTTGACGAGCTGGAAACCCTGAACACCGGCAACGCGACACGCCGGGCCAGCATCATTTCGAAGCTGAAGGCCATGGGCTTTGCAGAATGGCCGGATGGCCGGAAACTTGAAGACGTGATCAAATGAAAGCCGACGCCCCCGCAGCCCTGAAAGCCCTTGCCAGCCTTGGCGAGGCCTACGCCGTGATCTACCTCCCCGGCGACCCCGTGCCCCTGCCCGTGACCACGGCGGGCGACTTCCGGGGCCGCCCGTTTTTCATGCTGGGCACCGTGGCCCATTGGATCGACAGCGCCCTCGAGGCCCGGGTGACGGGCCCGGCCTTGGGCTACTACGACGCCAAGGGCCTGCTCTACTTCGTGACCGCCGCAGCCAACGCCCCCGAGGTGCAAGCCGGGCTGGTGGTGCAAGCGATTGACGCCAGCCGCCAGCAGCTGGAAGACGGCGCGGGAATGCAGGCGGCAATCACCGCCTTGGATCCCCTCGGCGAAAGCACCCCGGCCGCGCCACGGCCGAAGCCCGGGCCACCCCCGGCCGATGCGTAAATTTTCGCACGGCAAAGAAAAGTGTCGGAAATGGCGCATTTGTGATTGACGGCACCCACCGCGCTGCGATAGCTTCGCGCCGATGACAACGACATCGAAGCACCCGACAGGTGGCCAGCACGGCCACGAAACCCTTGCCCCCACCCTCTGACCATGTGGCTCTTTACCAAGCACGGCTTTTATTCGGCCACCCGCAGCAACACCGTGAAAGGCTTCATGCAGATCCGCGCACGCTGCCGTGGTGACCTTGAAAACCTGAAGCGCGAATTCAAGCTGACCGGGGCCATCATTGAAACCCCGCAAGCGGATTACCGCTGGCGGATCGTGTGCCGCCCGACCACGTGGGAAATGCTGGCCCTGAAGCTGGCTCAAGACGTGGACTATTCGAATTTCAAAAACAGCGTGGGCGACGACCAGCACGACAAGCCGCTGATGGCGGTTTGGTCGCTGATGAACCGCTTTCAGGAAGACACCACCCGCAAGGCCGCCAAGGCCAACCAAAAGCTGCCGCTTTTCGACGGTGGCTACGACGACGAAGACGCCCTCGAGATCGGGGGCCACAAATTCCAGCGATGAAAAAGAAAACCAAGCCAGCCATGCAGACCGTTCACAAATTCCGAATCGCCCCGCAGGTGGAAATGCCCGAAGGGGCCACCATCCTGAAGGTGGGCTTTGACCCGAGCATCCCCGCCGTGTGCTTGTGGGCGCTTTGCGCACCGACCGCCCCGAAGGAAACCCGCTTTTTCGCGATGGCGAAGACCGGCGAAGAGCTGGCCCCGGCCATTGACGATTGCCCGCACTTGGAAACGCTGATCGTGACCGTGCCGGGCCCCGACGGCGGCCTGAAGACGCAAGTCACCCACGTGTGGGAGGTGCCCGCCTACCTCGCCAAGCCGCCCAAAAAGGGCGACGAATGGAAGCACGGCTGAACCCTTTCCCCGGGCATGGGACGCCCGGGAAAAAATGCCCGTAAGGGGGCACAAGCACAGAAGCCCCGGGGGAAACTCCGGGGCTGATTGTTTTCCGGCACGTGGGGGCCAAAAATGGCTTGCGGGTGATCCGGTGGGAGCGTAAACCCGGGGGCATGCTGAAATTCATTTACACCTCCGCAGACGAGATTCCCGAGGGAATGGCCGACCACTACACCGAAAGCAACGGCAAGTTTGTGCTGAACTGCGAAGGTGCGGTCCCCACCAGCCGCCTTGACGAATTCCGGCAAACCAACATCGATTTGAAAAAGAAGGTGGAAGCCTTCGGCGACCTTGACCCGGTGAAGGTGAAGGAAATCATGGCCAAGGCTGATGAGATTGAAGCAGCCAAGGCGACGACCCCCGAGAAAATCAAGGAAGAGGTCGACAAGCGCGTGGCGAAAATGAAGGAAGACCACGACCGCGAACTTCAGACGGTGCGCACGAAGCTGACCACCACCGAACAACAGCTTGCCGTGCGAACCATTGACGCGGCGCTGATCGAAGCAGGCGGCGAATTCGGCCTGCGCACGACCGCCCACGACGACGCGGTGGCCCGTGGCCGTTCCCTCTTCCGCTTGGAAGACGGCCAGCCGGTGGCCTACAAGGGCGACGAAAAGCAATACGGCAAAGACGGCAGCCCGCTTTCCCCGCGTGAATTCATCGAAGGCCTGACCAAAGCCGCGCCGCACCTTTTCGAGCCGAGCGAAGGCGGCGGGGCCGGTGGATCCGGTGGCGCTGGCGGTGGTGGCGGCCGACTTCCCGAGGGCGGCAACCCATGGGCCAAGGAAACTTTCAACCTCACCAAGCAGGCGCAGATTCTGAAGCAAGACAAGGCCACGGCGCAGCGGATGGCAGCCAAGGCCGGGGTGCCGCTGAAGATTTGATTTCCAACCGGAGGGCACGGCGGGCCCGGGGCTCATAACCCACGGGCAGGCGGTTCAAATCCGCCCCCTCCCACCAAGCTACCCATTACCAACAACGCGAAAGCGGGCCACGAAGCCCGTGTGAGTTGCAGCCCCGCCCGGCACTGATGATCGGGCGGGGCCTTTTTGTGCGAAAATTTTCGCATGGCTGATTGACGAAGCCGGGCCCGGGGTGCTAAACACGGCGCGAAGTCAATCGAGGCGTGCCGGGGGCAGGCCTGAACCGCCCCGGGGGGGCAGTGAGCGACGCCACCAACCAACCAACCAACCAATCATCTCTTTTTATGGCCGAGACTAAAGTTTCTGACGTTGTGGTGCCGGAATTGTTCCTGCCCTACATGATCCAACGAACCGCCGAACTTTCCGAGTTCATGACGGCGGGCATCGTTGAAAGTTCCCCGCAGTTTGACGACATCGCCACGAATGCAGGCGGCAAGTTTGCCGACATGCCTTTTTGGAATGACCTCGACGGCGACGACGAAACCGTGGAAGACGACACCGACGCCACCGTCGGCAAGATCACCGCTTCCAAGGATGTGGCACGCATGCACGTGCGCCAAAAAGCCTTCGGTGCCCACGACCTTGCCGGGATTCTGGCAGGCGACGACCCGATGGCCGCCATCGCCGAACTGCTTGCCGGTTACCGCGCACGCCGGATTCAAGCCCACGTGATTGCCACCCTGAACGGCATTTTCGGTGCCGCTTCCATGGCGGGCAGCGTGCTTGACATCCACAAGGCCAGCGGCACCCCGGATTCCACCAACTTCCTGAACGGCCTGAGCTTCATCACTGCCACGCAGCTGATGGGCGACAGCAAAGCGAAGTTGACCGCCGTCCTGATGCACAGCGCCGTCGAAAGCCACCTGCGCAAGCTTGACCTGATCGACTACGTGCCCGACTCCGAAGGCAAGGCCATGATTGGCGTCTTCCAAGGCAAGCGCGTGATTGTTGACGACGGCTGCCCCGTGGAAACCATCGACGGGAAGCCCGTTTACAGCACCTTCCTTTTCGGACAAGGGGCCATTGCTTACGGGCAAAGCCGCAAGAACGAAGTGCCCGAAGGTGCCGCCCCGGGCAGCACTTGGCAGCTGGAATTCGGCCGCAATTCCCTCGGTTCTTCCAGCCACTTGATTAACCGCTGGCGCATCATCATGCACCCACGCGGCATCAAGTGGGCCGAAGCTTCGGTGGCGAAAAACAACCCCACCAATGCCGAGATCGCGACCGCAACCAACTGGGTGCGCGTGTTCGAGCAAAAGAACGTGCGGATTGTGAAAGTGCGCCACAACGTGCTTTCCTAAGCCGCCCCGCTGATTCCCTTCGGGGGCGGTGCCCATAGCGGTGCCGCCCCCTTTTTTTGAGACTGAACCAACCAACCGACCATTTCCAACACCATGAAAAAGCTTGCCATTCTTTCCGCCTTGATCGCAGCCGGGGCAACCCACGGCCAAAACATTCTGACCTTTGCCGCAAACGTGGCCGACGGTGAAACCTTCACCATTGGCACCGACGTTTTCGAGTTCACGGCCGACAACACCCCGACCGCAGGCCGCCGCGCCGTTGACGTTTCCGGGGGCCTGACCAATTCCACGGTGCCGACCGCAGCCGCCGCCGCGATCAACGCGGGCACCGCCTATTCGGCCGTCGTGGTGGGCACCAACGTGGTGGTTTTCCATGACCTGCCCGGGGTTTCCGTGGCATGCAGTGAAACCATGGCGGGATCCGGCAACGCATGGGCAGCCGCCGCGCTTTACGGCCACGCCACCGCAGGGCTTTCGATTCCCGTCCAGCAATCCCGTGCGGTTTCCGCCGCCGAAGTGACGGCCGGGATTTTCGCGCTGGCCTTCAACGGGGCGGTGCAAGCGGCCACGGTGCAAGTGCGCACGGCAGCCGGTGCGCTGAAAGCCTTCGACGGGGTGACCCGGATCAACGGCCGCGTGGTTTCCATTGACCTGAGCGGCAGCACCGACTTGGCCGCCACCGACGTGGTGACCATCACCGCCAAGCTTGCAATCGTGGCCTAAGCCACCCACCATTGCGGCGATGAACACCGACTTGCCACAGCACCGCACCGGAATGGGAATCCCAACCAGCGAAGGGGCCTTTCCACTTCCGAAGCGCAAACGTGCGCCACTGGTCGACATCGCCGCAATGGATGCCAAGGCGAAGGCCGAGAATGACGCCCGCGAAGCCGAACTGGCCAAGCAGCGCGAAATCGAAGCCGCCGCCGAAGAGGCCCGCCGCAAGCAGGCGATTGCCGACGCCGACGCCTACCTGAAGCCCGCGCCGAAGCCCGCGCCTGAGCCAGTGCCCGAAACCCCGGTGAAGGCCGAGGAAGAGGCACCGTCGACCGGGCAAGACATCGCCGCAGCCTTGGCAGCCGCCGCAGCGGCCGAGCCCAAGGAAGAGGCACCAGCGCCCACGAACGCCCCACCCGCCACCAAGCAGGCGAAAACCAAGTGAAGCCCACCCGCAAAAGCACCCCGCCTTCGAAAGCTGCCGCCCCCGCCTTTGCGCGTGGCGGCAGCCGCCGTTTTCGGGCGTGGCAACTTTCGCAAGACATGAAGGAACGCCGCGCCAACAACCCGACCATCCCCGAGCCTGAACCCGAGCCATGATTGACGACATCGACCCCACCACCGAAGCGCCCGAGGCCGAAGCCCCGGCACTCCTCGAGCCGCAGGAATTCCGCGACCGATTCGAAAAGGCCTACCAGATGCGAGGCCTTCCCATCCCCGAGGCGACCGACGAATGGCTGCTTGCGCAGCGTGACGCCGGGGCCTCGCCAATCGAAGCCTTCGAAGCCTTCAACGCCTGAAGCCATGAAAACCATTGCCATTTGCCTTTTGCTGACCGTGCACGCCCTGACCGGGGCCGAGCCCGCACCACCGCCCGCCGCCGCGCCCGTCGGGATTGAGTGGGATCGCGGAAACCCGCCCGAAGTGGAAATTTCGGAATTCCGCGTTTACCGGGAAACCGACACCGGCAAGGTGCTGATTGCCACCGTGGCGGGAACGCTTACCCAAGCAGCGGTCGACCTCCCCGCCGACGTTCCAAGCACCTTGACCGTGACCGCGTGGAATGGCCGGGAAAGCGGCCACAGCGACCCCTTGGTGATTGCTGCGGTGCCCGAGGCCCCGCAAGGCCTGCGGGTGAAAATCACCATTTCCTTGGACACTTCCAGCACGCTGGCACCCGACTCTTGGAAGGAAGTTGCCACCATTGTTTTGCCCGGGAATTCCCCCGCGCAATTTTTCCGCACGCGGACCAACTGAAGCCATGGCCCTGACCCTGACACCCGAAACCGGATCCGGCGACAACCCCGCCGCGAACACCTACGCCACCCTCGCCGAAGCCGACGCCTACCACGAAGGGGTGATCGAATCCAGCGCGTGGGATGACGAAGAGGAACCGGCGAAAACCAAGGCCTTGGCGCAGGCCGCCCGGGTGCTGGAAAGTCAATTCAGCTGGAAGGGGTGCCGCACCAACCCCGGCCAGCCGATGACGTGGCCGCGCCGCCGCGTGGTGGTTGACGGCACGACCCTTGCCAGCGACGCCATCCCCACACAGCTGAAGCAGGCGCAAGCCGAGATCGCCCGGGAGCTGCTGGCAGCCGGTGGATTCCAGACGCGCCCGACCAACACCGGGGGAGCTGACCAGCTGAAGGCAATCGACCTCGGCAAGGGTGCGCTGAAGCTGGAATACCAAGAGCAAGATCCGAACGCGGCCGCCGACAACGGCCAGAAAACCGTCGTCATGCCCTACGTGGTGCAACTGCTTCGGGACTTCGGCGTCTACCAGCAGGGCGGCGACCGCATTGTGCGCACCGTGCGCGGATAACCCACGACCATGGCCAGCATCCGAGCAACAGCACGCGCCGCCGCACGCAAGGGATTTGCCGCCGCTGGCGACGCCTTGGTGCGCCCCAAGCTGCGCCTGCTTCCCGCGCTGGGCCCCTACGACCCGGCGACCGACACCACGCCGACCACGTGGGGCTTTGAGCAGGAACTTGACGCCGTGGAATACGACGACGTCGAAGAGCAAGCCGACGGGCCGGAAATCCGCCTGCGCAGCTTCCTTTTCCTTGGTGAATTTCTGGTGAAAGACGGGCAGCCGATCCGGGGCCAGCAAGACGGCGAAATCGAGCTGGCCGGGCTGGTTTATTCGATCAAGACCACCGAAACCGACCCCACCGGCACCGTGTGGATTTTCGGCTGCGAACAACACCGCGCCGCCGCCCCCTGAAGCCATGGCCAGCACCGGAATCAGGGGCCTTGACGTGTGGGTGGATGACGTGGCCGAGCAACTCGACATTGCCGTGGAAGTGGTGGCCCGCAAGCTGACCCTTGACGCATGGGGGAAGCTGACCAAACGCACCCCGGTGGACACCGGCCGGGCACGGGCCAGCTGGCAGATTTCCGTTTCCGAGCCCTACGCGGGGCCGCCGCTGCTGCCCGGGAATTACCCCGCCCCGGCCGAGCCGGGAGTTTCGGGCATCGATGGCACCACCAGCATTTTCATCACCAGCGTGCTGGCCTACATGGAGGCGCTGGAAAACGGGCACAGCGGGCAGGCACCCAACGGCATGGTGCGCATTACCGTGGCCGAGATCGCCGCCGAAATTGACAGCGTGATCGGGGAACTTTAGAAAACGGCCATGAACACGGAAACCACCCGCGCCGCTGTCACTGAGCTTTTCAAAGCCGGGTGGGTGGGTGCGCTTGCCGCCACCATTCCGGTGGCCTACCCCAACCAGAAATTCAAGCAGCCGGAAAGCGGCCACTGGGCCCGGCTTTCGATGCAACTCGGCGGCCGCGACAGCGTGGCCCTTGGAGGTGCCCGCAAGCGCCAAGTGGGGATCCTCACCTTGCAGATTTTCGCGCCAGAGGAAGGCGGCACTTCCACCGCCTACAAGGCCGCCGACCTTTTCGCTTCCATCGTTGACGAAAAGCGCCTGACCCCGGCCACGGGCCTGCTGGTGGAATTCGAAAACGCCGGAATTGTCGGGCCTTTCGCCACCAAGGGATTTTCGCAGCTGAATGCAGACGTGGCTTTCCGCGTGGACAAAACGACCTGAGCAATTTACAAGCCAACCAACCACCACCACCACCATGGCAGACGCAAACTACGCAAGCATCGGATTCCTAGCAGAAAACATTTGGGGAACCACCCCTTTACCTCCGCGCCTGAAGGGCCTTCGCATTACCGGCGAAGACCTGATGCACGAAAAGGAAACGATCCAATCGCAGGAAGTGCGGGCCGACCGACAGGTGGCCGACTTGGTGGAAGTGGGCGTGCAAGCTGCGGGCGGGTTTGAATTCGAATTGAGTTACGGCAGCTTCACGCCGTTCCTGATTGCCGCGCTTTTCGCCGACCCGGTGGTGATCGCGACCACCTACGGGGTTTCTTCTCTGGTGGTGGCAGAGCAGGCGCTTTATGGCACCGACCACTCTTTTGACGACATCCCCATCGGCGCGACCGTGAAGCTTGCGGGATTTGATACCCCTGCCAACAACGGCCTGAAGCTGGTGGTCGGCAAAGGGGGTGGTGGCTCTTTGATCTTCGCACCGGGCAGCTTCACCACAGCCGAGGATGGCCCCGGGCTTGACGTGGATTTTTCCGGCACCCACCTGCGCAACGGCACGACCCGCAGCAGCTTCACCCTCGAGCGCCGCTTGGTCACTTCCGCAGGGGGCGATTTCTTCCACACCTTCCTCGGCCAGACCGTTGACAGCATGGAACTGGCTTTCGAAAGCAAGCAGATCGTCACCGGAAGCTTTGCCTTCGTGGGCAAGATTGGCGGTGCGAGCGACACCAGCGTCGACGCCGACGTGGCGGCCCTTGGCTACGACCCGGCCGACACCACCCCGGTGATGAACGCCACGGCGAACATCGGCAATTTTCTTTTCGACAACACGGCCAGCGCCGAATGCCTGAAGAGCCTGAGCCTGACCATTGCCAACGGCCTGCGGGGGAAAGACTGCATGGGCACGAAAGGCAATTTCGACATTGGCGTGGGCACCTTCGAAGTGACGGGCAGCCTTTCCGGCTACTTCCTGAACAACGCGCTTTATCAGAAATACTTGGATCACGCCGACGTGGCGCTTTCGTGGCGGGTGACCGACGCCCTCGGCAACACGCTGGTCTTCACCCTTCCCCGGCTGAAGCTTTCGACTTCCGACCCGAAGGTGGAAGGCCGCAACACCGACGTCATGGTGAACGCCGATTTCACGGCCATCCTTGACCCCGTGACACAAGCCACCCTGATCATTGACCTACACCCGGCCGCGTAAACCACGCCCGAGTGCGAAAATTTGCGCACCCCGGGGTTGACGCCTCGGGGTGCCTTTGTAAACACGACACGCAACCCCAAAACACACCCCAAAACGACCATGGATCTTTCCACTTTCAAAGCAGACCCCACCAAGCAAGACGGCACTTGGATCGAATACGGCGACGCCCGCTTTCTGATCGCAAGCGCCCACTCCCCGGCCTACAAAAAGGCCTTGCGTGCCCGCGTGGGCAAGATCCCGCAGCACCTTTTGAAGAGCCAGCCCGCGCTTGCGGAAAAGGCCGCCACCGACGTGATGGCCAAGCACGTGCTGCTTGACTGGGAAGGCGTGACCGAAAACGGCAAGCCCCTTGAATCGACCCCCGAGGCCCGCCGCGCCGCCTTGGACATTCCGGCTTTCGGCGACTGGGTGGCCGAGCAAGCACTGAACCTTGCCAACTTCCAAGCCGAGGGCGACGCCGACGACGTGGCCGCCTTGAAAAGCGTGCCTGACGTGGGCGCTTAAATGGGAGGATTCCGAGGAATACCTCTGGACGGTTTTCGAGTCCACGGGGGTGCTGCCGAAGCCCCTCGAGGACAAGCCCGAGCCGTTGCGGGAAGACCTGCAAGAGGTGATGGAATGCTTTTGGCTGCTTGCTGAAAGCCGCCCCGTGGGCTTCGGCAGTGCCAGCGGGGTGACCACCACCGACGTGCTGGCGATGGCCTCGGCTTTCCGTTTTCGCCCCGATTGGTTTTTGGCTGTCATTCGCCAGCTTGACCGCGTATTTCTTGCGCACCTTCACGAATCCGCTGCGAAGGCAAGCCGCAAGGCGAAACCGTAAACCACCACCAGCATGGCCGACATCCGCACCATTGGCATCCAATTCGATCCGAAGCCAGCGAAAGCCGGGGCTGATGAAGCCAAAAAGGCGGTGCGGGACATGGCCCAAAGCGTGGGCAAAGACCTGAAAAAGGTCGAAGGCGACGGCAAGAAAACCGGCGAGGTGGTGAAGGCCGCAGGCGGCAAAATTGAGGTGGCCGCCAAGGGTGCCGACAACGCCGTGGAAAAGCTGGGCCGGGGCAAGGGCTTTCAGCGGATGGCCGACGGGGCCCGCACCAGCGCCGGGCAGGTTTCCAACGGCATCATTGACATGCTCGACACCTTCGGCCTGCTGGATTCCCGCATGGGCATGATGGTGCGCCGCGTGCAAAGCGGCATCAACAGCGTGGGCAACCTTTCGCGCATGTGGCGCACGGCACGGCCTGCGATGGCCGGGGGCGGTGCTGCCGCAGCCGGGGCAGGGCAGGCGATGGCAGGGGCCGCCAGCAGCGCCGCAGGGCTTGCCACCAGCACGGCAGCCGCAGGGGCAGGCATGGGGGCCATGGGCACCATTGCGGCCGTGGCCATTCCTCTGGTGCTGGCACTGGCCGCAGCCATTGCGGGGCTTGGCATCGTGGCCGGGGTTTTCGCCGCGCTGAAAGCCGGGATCCCGAAGGCCGCCGCTTTCGAGGAAGCCGAAACCGGCTTTGCCGTGCTGCTGGGCAGCTTCGACAAGGCCGCCGCGAAGATGGCCGACATCCAGAAATTTGCGGCCGCAACGCCCTTCGAAAGTGCCGAGCTGATTCAGGGCAGCCGCTACCTCGAGACGTTCACGCAAGGCCTGCTGAACAATGAAAACGGCTGGCGACTGGTGGGCGACGCCGCCGCCGCCGCGCAACGCGACTTCGGCGAGGTTTCCATGTGGGTGGGCCGCATGTATGCCGCCCTCAAGGGAGGGCAACCGATTGGCGAAGCCACCATGCGCCTGATGGAAATGGGGCTGATCACCCCGCAGGTGAAGGGGCAACTCGACAAGCTGGCGGAAAGCAGCAACGCCGGGGGCAAGAACTTTGCCGAAATTTGGGGCATCGCCGAAGGAAGCCTGAAGCGATTCAGCGGCACGATGGCGCTGCAAAGCCAGACTTGGAACGGGCTCATTTCCAGCTTGAAAGACAACTGGAACCTGCTGCTTGCGGGATTCGCGGCCCCCGTCATGGACGCGCTGAAGCCCGCCCTTGCCGAGGCCGTGGAACTGGTGGCATCGATGATTCCCCACGCGAAGGCCTTCGGGGCGGCCCTTGCGCAGGGCGTGACCTTCGTCATTGAAGTTTTCAAAAGCGGGCAGATTTCGCAGGCCCTGACCCTTGGCTTGCTGGCCGCCTTCGAATTCGTGCGGGCGAACATGGTCACGGCCTACCTGCTGGCCTTCGAATTCCTTGTGGGGAAACTTGCGCAGGGGATGGTTGACGCCATCACGCTGCCGATTCGGATTTTCAGCACCGTGATGCAGGCGGCCATTGGCTTCATCGGCAAGCTGCTGGAAGGCGACCTTTCCGGGGCCGTGGCCGTGGTGGTGAAATACTTCGGCGACGGCGGCAGCAGCGCCATCAAGATGATGGGTGCCATGGTTTACAACGTGATCGGGCAGGCCTTCGTCGACGTGGTGAACACCTTCAGGGCCGCCATTTACGGGGTGCTGCAAAAGGCGGGCGACCTCGCCAGCAAGATTTCGCTTGGCCTTGGAGGCGACGCGCTGGCCCCGATTGTGGCCCCGCCGCAGATCCAATTCACGCCAAAAGACACCAGCTTTTCGGCGATTCGCGAAGCCGCGAACAAGAGCGTCGGCACCGGGGCCCGCGACGATTTCAGCACGTTCATGGATGACATGATCGCCAAGGCCAACGCCGGGAAGGCAAAGCCCGAGCTTCCGGCCGCACCGGCAAACCCCGACCCGAGCGGGGACTTGGTGAACCCCAAGGGTGGCGCTGGCGGGGCCGCAGCAACGGACAAGATCCCCAAGGCGCTGGCCGTGCAAGGCACCGAACTGCAACGGCTGGCCGACGAATGGCGCAACCTTGACAAGCAGATCGACCAGACGGCGGCCGGTGCCGTGCAATCCATTGCCGGGGGCATGACCGACGCCGTCACGGGCCTGATTATGGGCACGAAAGACGCCAAGCAGGCTTTCACCGAAATGGCGGGCAGCATTGTGACCGACATCATCCGCATGATTATTCAGATGCAGATTCAGCTTGCGCTTGCGGCCGCACTTCGGGCCATGGGCGTGACCAGCATCGGGGCGGCCCACAGCGGGGGCACCGTGGGAGCCACCAACCTTTCGACGACTGGCAGCCGCACCGTGCTGCCGACCTACCACAGCGGCGGCATGGCGACATCCGAGCAAGCCGTGAAGGTGGAACGCGGCGAAAGCATCCTGACCCGCAAGCGGGCGAAGGAATTGGAAATGGAGCTTTCGGCGCAACGGGGCGACCGCAGCGGCCAGAAAAGCGGTGGCGGCAACGAAGCCACCATCATCAACGTGTTTGACCGAAACGAGATTGCCGACGCCGTGGTTTCCCGCCCCGACGCCGTGGTGAACGCCATCAGCCGCAGCTTGCCAGCGGTGCGCAAAATGGTGATGAGCGGGCAAAGACTATGAGCGTCAACCCCACCACCACCAACCAAACGCCGCAGCTGCTGGCCGTGCTTCCCGACTGGGCAGCGGGGATCCAGCAGCGCACGGTTTACCGCACCGAAGTGACCCGCAGCCGGGCAGGCCTCGAGCAACGCACGCAACACCGCCGCCGCCCCATGCTTTCCATGGAATACATGGCGGCCGGGATTCACGACGCCGCCGCCCGCCGCAGGCTGGAAGGGATCGTCGCGCAATCCCGCAGGCCGCAGCTGGTGCCGTGGTGGCCGCACGGCAGCAAGCTGCTTTCGGCGATGACGACCGACACCAGCGCCCTGCTGGCAAGCAACCCCATCGGCGACGACTGGGATCGCGACGGCTGGGTTTACCTTTGGGACCGGGCAACCGGGCAGGAATTCCGCCAGCTGGCGAGCCGCACCGGCCGCACCCTGAGCCTGACCGACACCGGGGCGCACCTTCACTTTCCGGCCGGTGCCTACTGCTTCCCCGTGCGCCTTTGCCTGCGGGAAAAAGGCGACGACCTGCTGAACCCCGGCCGCCACCGGACCAACCCCGAAAAGCTGATTTTCCGCACCCTATGAGCTTGATCGTTTACGAGGTGCTCACCGCACAGCCAGATTTCACCGATGCCCCGGCATTCGGCATCGATGACGACCGCGACACGACCAACAGCCCGGGCGGGCGGGCCTTCGCCGCATGGACTGGCCACACCGACCGGGTGCTGCGCTTCGACTTCCAAACCACCACGGCGGAAGAGTGGCGCAACCTCCGCGAATTCATTGACCGGATGGGCGGCCGGGCAGGGGCATTTTACGTGCCGAGCTGGCAGCACGATTTCGAGCTGGCCGCCGATGCCGCAGCCGGTGACTTGACGCTGAAGCTTTCCGGCCATTGGTATGCCGACAACGTGACGGAAAACCGCCCCGACACGCTGGGCCGGGTGCTTTTCACGATGAACCACCTCGGGCAATTCGCCACCTACTGGGTGGCATCATTCGGCGAGGATGGCCCCAACGACGTGGTCGGACTTGACCGGCCGATCACTGCCGCGATGGAAGCGGGCCGCACCGTGGTGGGCTTTTGCTACCTCGCCCGGCTGGCCACCGACAACGTGGAAAGCTTCCACCTGAGCCCCGACCATGCCCGCACGACGCTGGGCTTTCGCACCATCACCCAAACCCGGAGGCTGAACCAACAGGAAAGCGCGGCGGGAAGCGTGATCGGCAGCATGAAAGCCGCCTTCGACTTCATCGGAGTGGACGAAGACCCGCTTTACGAAGACGCCCTGACATACAGCTTGGCGGGGCCTTTCGTTGCGGGAATTCCGCAAAGCCAAAACTATCAAAGCGAATGGACGGCCGCCGTTATTCGGGCAACCAACCTATTCCGATTTTCAGGCCCGGCCGGGGTGGTTTTCACGACCCCGCTTTACAACGCCCCGGGCGTGGCGAGGAAGATCGCGGCGGCCTTCGACGCGGCGGCATCCCCCGCCATTGCGTGGGAGCTTGACGGGCGGATCACGGTCGGGTGGACGGCTTCCAGTGTGATCAACCGCCTGAGTTTTACCGGATACAGCCCGGTGATGTTCAACACCTTTGCGATTGATTCGACGGCTACGGCCGGATCCGCCACCCTTGCCGTTTTTTACCTGAAGCCGCAGGATTCGACGATTTACTGCCGGATCATTGCCGAGAGCTTCGCGACCGAAAGGCGCTACTGCATCAGCCCCGTGGCCGCGCTTTACCTGCAAGAGGCCCGCCGCTACGAAGGCCGCCTCGAGCTGGTGGGGATCGATGCCGGGCACCGGCTGGCCCGGTGGCGTTCGCTTGGCTACCTGACCCCGCCAGAAATTCAGATCCAAACCACGGAACTGGCCACGGTGGCCGGGAGCTACCGCGCCGTCGTGGTGCCAGTGGCCTACGAAGACACCCCGGCCACGTTTTTGGATGGCATGGCGGGCACCTACCGCAACGTCTTGGTGACCACCACGGCCCCGCCCGAGCCCGGATCGACGTCGTATTTTGAAGCGATGGGAGGGGCCTACACCTACGTCCCGCCACCTACCATTTTCGTGGATGCCCCGGATGAACCGGGCCCCAACACCAGACTCGACACCACCATGACCGGGGAATACAAGCTGGTGCGCCGCGACGTTGCGATTGAAGACATCCCGGTGACCCGACTTGACGCCATCGGCGGAAGCTACGCACCTCCCTGAAAATTATGAACCTTGAACAAAGCACCGGGATTTCCGGCCAATACAGGACCCGCGTCGTCGGACGCGATGGCAAACCCGTGACCCCATGGAGCAAGCCGCACAAAAACCTGATTCTTCCGGCCGGTCTCGACGTGGGCAGCAACTGGCTAGGGAACATTTCCCGATGCCACGCGGGAACGGGGAGCACCCCCAACAAAGTGGTTTTGGACGGCACTTTTTCGCAGACGGGAACCACGGTCACGCGCACCACCGGCACCGGCATTTTCGTTTCCGCCAACGTGAACGATTTCATCAAGTTTGCGACCGGGCAAACCGCCAAGATTGTTTCGCTGACCAACAGCGTGACGGTGGTCGTCGACCGCAGCCAGACGGTGGCCGTCGCCGCCTTGACGGTTTACGATTGCAGCCGGGTGAATCTCGACACGTGGGTGCGCCAAACCAACACCACCGACGCCGGGGCGGGCCTGAGCGGCTACACGGGGAACGCCGACGCTGGCACCGCCAGATACTGGAAGACATTCAACCACGCTTTCGAAACCAGCGCCCGCAGCTACACTGAGATCGGGATTTCAGGCAATACCGCAAGCACTTCCAGCGGACAACTTCTAAGCCGGGTGCTGCTTGACAGCCCGGTGAACGTCGACGTCGACCAATTCCTTCAGGTGCGCTTCGACTTGATTTGCACCATGGGGAATTGCCGGGTTTCCACGCCCGTGACCCCGGCCATTTCCGGGTGGCCCTACCCCTATTTGGTGCAAAGCATTGTCGCGAATGGCACTTTTTGGGACGTGACCCTGAACAAGGCGCACCACTACGCGGCCGGGCGGCCGATCACCATCGCGGGCGCGCTTCCCGTCAAGACCGTGATTTCCACCCTGAGCAGCACCGGGAGCGACTTCACGGTGAACGCCACGGCGCACGGCCGCAGCCCCGGCGACAGCATCGTGATCGCAGGGGCCACCCCGAGCGGCTACAATGGCACTTGGACGGTGGCCACGGTGTCGAACGCCAACAGCCTGACCGTGACCAGCGCCATCAACCCCGGGGCGGGATCTGGCGGCACCGTGAGGCTTGCCACGCCCGGCACGTGGTATGACGGCACCCACACCATTGCGAGCGTGCCAAGCGGCAGCGTGGTGCGGATCACCAACGCGGCGACACCGCCCGCAGCGGGGGCCGACGGCACGATGGTCAACAACCTGAATTGTTCCGCGATTTGCACCGGGTGGGGATTCTCTGCGGGCACCACCAACACCATTCAAATGGCGGGTTTCGAGATGAGCAACGGGAACGTTTCGACCAATGGCGGCACCCTACACCTGATCCCCGAAGCCAGCCTGAAAACCGGGCTTCAGTATGGCGTGGCCACCAACCAGACGGGAACACTCGGCAACGTGAACGCGACGGCCGGGGCAGTCTACGACACGGCGAACCGCAAGAAAACTTGGAGCTTCACCTTCGCATCTTCCACGGTGGTTTCGACTTCCATCCGGCAAGCGCACATTGGAAGGCAAGACGGCACGCTGGTTTTCACCTTCGAAGAGCGGCAGCGGAAAGACGACGGCTTCCAGCTGGTGATCACTTTCACGCTTTCGTGGGAACCTGCACTTGATTAAGCCATGCCGGATCCCAACACGCTTTTCGGCGATGACAGCCGCCCGAACACCCGGCCGATTTACTGCTACATCGTGCGGCAGCTTGACATTGACGACGTGCCGCCGCTTTTCCTGACCCAATACGACGGGGAAGTGGTGATCGGCGGAATGCCCGGGGTTTACAACGCCGACAGCACGCAGATTTTCACCCCGGTGAACATCGGGCACGGGCCGATTTCGCGGGAAGGATCATTCGACAAGGCCACTTTCGAGGTGCGCACCCTGACTCAAGACATGGCCGGAATTTCCCGCTACGCCATGACCGGGGCCGTCCCGCGCATTCAGGTGGACATTGTGAAGGTGAACCCCGGCCGGGTGATTGCGGGCGACACCGCAAACTGGGCCGCCGACACCATCGTGGTGCAAAGCGGGCTGATGAGCAGCTTCGGATTCAAAGGCTACACCGTGGTCGTGGAGTGCGTGCCGCCGCCGCTTTTCAGTGGCCACGAAGTGCCCCGCTGCCGCTTCACCCGCACGTGCAACCACGTGCTTTTCGGCAGCGCGTGCCGGGTTGACCCCGAGCCCTTCACGCTGGAAACGAACATCCTGCAAGTGATGGTGGAGCAACGCCGGATCCGCATTCAGGGCGTGCATGCCGACGACGCGGGGAACTACTTCAGGCAAGGCGTTTGCCTTCACCAGCCCACGGGAATGCGCCTTTCCGTGGAAAAAAGCGAGATCGAAGCGGGCGACACCGTGCTGAAACTGACACAGTGGTCGCCCGACCTGAACGTCAACGACGTGGTGGTGGTGCGGGCAGGCTGCAAGCACACCTTCGTCGAATGCCGCGACAAATTCGCAAACGCCCACAACTTCGGGGGCTTTTCCACGGTGCCGAACAAAAACCCCACCCTGCATGGAATCTGACCTTTGGACCCCCGAGGCCGAGGCCATGGCGCTGGCCGAGTGCGAAAATTTTCGCAACACCCCCCACATGCAGCGGCGGGCGATTCCCGGCCGTGGCGTCGATTGCGTGCAATTCGTGGTGGCGGTGGTGCAAGCGGCGGGGATTCTTCCGCCGTTCACATGGCCGCAATACCGGCAAGACATTGGCTTTCGGATCAACCGAAACCAGCTTGGCGACCTGATGCGGGAAGCCTTCCACGCCGAAGCCTTCGCGGCGGAAGACTGGGAACCGCGCACGGGCGACGTCGGGATTTTCCGCTGCGGCCGCACCTCCAACCACTGCGGCATTTTTGTGGCGGGCAGATTCTGGCACGTGACCGTGACAACGCCCGTCCATGACTGCAACGTGGGGGTGGTGCGCGGCAGCCTGCAAGAGGTGGTGCGGTTCACCGCCACCGGCCTGCGGGGCGAACCTGAAACTTTGAAGACAACATGAGCAGCAACACTTGGATCAGCGTAGGGGTGGGGATTCTGGCGGCCGCCGTGATTGTTTTCTCGGGGGGCACGGCCACGGCTGCGCTTTTCGCCTTCAGCCTCGGGGCCACGGCCACCAGCTTGGTGCTGGGCCCCGGCGACAACGGCCAGAAAAGCGGCCTGCGGCCCGATGAATTCCAGATGAACCAAAGCAGTGAAGACATCACCGTCCCGGTGATTTTCGGCACCAGCAGGGTTTCGGCAAACTACATTTTCGTCGACTTCGACAACTTCGGGAGCAAAGAGATTTACCAAGAGCAACAGGGCGGAAAGGGCGGGGGCGGGGGCGGCAGCGAAAAGCAGCAGATGGGCTTCACCTACACCGTGCCCCTTTCCTATGGCATTTGCATGGGCGAAATCGACCGGCTGCGCCGCGTGATTTCCAGCCCCGGCTTGGACGTGTGGAAGAAATTCAGCGACGCCGGTCTGGACTTTCCGAGCGGCCCCGAAACCTTCGACCTGATCTACACCAAAGAGCAGGGCGACCAGACCTACAAGGAAGGCGGATCGTGCAAGTTTTACCCCGGGAGCGCCAACCAAGGAAGCGGCAGCAACACCGAAGACAGCAACCACCGGCATTTCTGCTGGGTGCATTTCCCGGAATACACGATGACCAACAGCCCGGCACCGCGCACGCTGCTTTTTGAGATCACGCGCATGCCGAAGGTGCTTGATGACGACGGCGACACCATCCCCGACTTTCCGACCCGGGCCAGCTACGACGACACCAAGGCCGAATGGCTTGACGCCAACCCCGCCGCCGTGGCGTGGGAAATCCTGCAAAATGACGTGTGGGGGAAAGGCGCGACCATGGCCGACCTTGACGTGGCGACGTTCAAAACCGCCGCCGCCTACTACGCCAACAAGAGGATCGGCATCAGCACGGCCATGGGGAAAACCACCCTGAACGAATTCATGGGCCGACTTCGCGACATCTTCGGCCTTTGGGTTTGGTGGGATGGCAGCAAGATGCGGTGCCGTTGCATTTGGGACCGCACCGGAGCCTATTCCCCGCGCACCCGGATCACCGCGCAAGACGTGGTCGACAGCCCGCAATTCAACCGGCCGAGCCTTTCGGGCACCTACAACGAAATCCGGCTGGAATTCACCAACCGGGAAAGCAACTGGTCGGGCGAGGTGGCCACGGCCATGGACTTGGCGCACGTGGAAACCGTGCAAGGGGTGCGCACGCAAACGATTGACGCGGCCGAGATCGGCACGCGGCGGGCGGCCGAGCTGGTGGCGCACGCCATGCTGCGGCAAATGGCCTACCCCGGGGCCACGTGCGTGATGCGCCTGCGCCGCACCTATTCGGGACTCCAGCCGGGCAGCTTCGTGGAATTCGTGTGGGATGAATGGCGCGACACCGGCACGGCGACGACATTCTGGCGGGTGATTTCCGTCAACGACGACGACCAAGGAAGCGAAGGCCTGACCGTGACGCTTGCCGAAGACCTTTACGCGACCGCCCGCGACGGCGAAGTGAGTTCAGCCGAGTGGGAAGACCCGTTTTCGGGAGTGGACGAAGACGATCCGCTCGAGCTTTCCGACCTTGACGACGGCAACCTTTTCGGTGACCGGCCAGCGGGCAGCATCAGCCCGGTGATTTTGTGGGAACCCAACAGTTGGGCCAGCCAGATGAACCGGGGCATTCTGGTGATGCCGACCCGCGAAAAAAGCTACGTTTCCAGCGTTTCACTGGCGTGGCGGAAATACGGTGATTCGCAGACGACGGCCCTCCCCAACAGCCGGGCGATGCCCTACAACGGCACCCTGCTTGACGCGGTGCCAGCCGACGGCCCGCTGGTGGCCCGTGGCGCGGCCAACGGATTCAGGGTGCAACTTTACCACGCCGCCAACGCCAGCGCCTTGGAAGCGGCCACGGGGCTGGTGCAAGGCAACGCCGACCACTTCGGCGAGCTGCTGCGCCTGCTGCAAGCGGTGATGATCATCAACGGCGAGATTTTCCGCATTGGCTTTGCCGAGGTGACGGCCCCGGGCGTGGTGACCGTGCGCACCTACGTGCGGGGCGAACTCGGCAGCGTGAAGACTGCCCACCCGGTGGGCACAAAGGCCAGCTTTTTCAGCACCTTTGCCACTTCGGCATTCACCAGCGCCGAAGGGATCCCGACCACCGACAAGGTGGTGCTGACACTGAAGCCCGCCATTTCGGTTTCCAGCATTTTGGGGGAAGAGGTGATCGCCACCACCGAAGCACCCGAAGACGGGCTGGGCATTCGCTTTGCCGGGGATTCCGTGGCTCCGCTGCCGCCCGAGCTTTTCAGCGCGACGCGCATCGGCACCACTTGGACGGTGAAGATCCGCCCCCGCGTTTGGTATGGTGGCGCGGGCTACCGAAACGACATTGCCGACGACCTCGGCAACTTCGTGACCGACCTCACCACGCTTTCGCTTCAGGTGGCCAAGGGCACGGGCAGCACCAAGGTGGTGGTGCCAGCGGGCACCAGCTTTGCTTCCCCGCCCTTCACGATGCCGACAGGCACCAGCATCGATGCACTGACATGGACGCCCGACGACGGCGGCCCGGCTGGCGGCATCATCACCTTGGTGCTGACCTTCGACGCCAACCCGGCCACGGTGCGCATTTGGGGCGTGCGCAACGGTTTCGAAAGCACTACACCCCTCGTCATTCCCCAACCGTAACACCCCACGACCATGGCACTACTTCCAACCACCGGACTCGAAAACCACCCCGTCGGCACCACCGGCCTGAACGGCCTGATCAATGGCAACTGGGAAAAGCTGGAAGCCATTTTCTTGGCGCTGGCGGCCGCGACCCCGGGCGGGCGGATTCAGTGGGATCCGGCAACCAAGAAATTCACGCTGCGCCCCGCGCTGGCCGTGCTGACCTATTCGGCGACGCCCACGTGGTCGCTGGCCGGTGCCGTGACGCAAACCCTTGCCCTGACCGGCAACGTCACCATCGCCACTTCCAACCTGACCGCAGGGGCCGAAGGCAATCTGGTGATTTCCGCCGACGCTTCGCTGCGCACCCTGACTTTCCCGGCCGGGTGGGTTTTCCTCGGCGCTGCCGCCCCGGCGAGCATTGCCGCCAGCAAAAAGGGGCTGCTTGAAATCCTGAGCACGACGGCCGCCGACAGCGGGGTGGTGGCGCGGTGGACGGTGCAACCATGATCGAACAACTACACGCCACGAAGCTGCGCCTTGCCCGGGAGAATTCCACGGGCAGCGGCAGCCCGTCGGGCGATTGGATCACGCCGCCGACCACGGCCGCAGCGGTTTCCCGCAACTTCATGCAGACGGCACAGCGGCAAGACGTCTTCCGCCAGCTGAACGCCCGCAAGGTGGTGGCCGAAGCTTGGATCATGCGAAGCAGCCACGAAGTGGGCATGGAGTGGCTGGAATGGGTGCTGCTGCCGCACCTGACTGCCCGGGCGGGCGGGGTTTACACCTTGGATCCCGAGGCCGAGGGCCCCACCTACGTGCTGCAAACCGAAACCGAGCAAGGCCACCGGGCGAAGTTTTCGGGGCTGAAGCTGAACGAAGTGCAACTGATTTTCGAGGAAGGCCGCACCGTGCGGGTGGATTTGCAATGGATCGGCCTGCGCCGCACCGTGCCCGTCGATGCCCTGCCCGGGGCCGCGACGGCACCCACCGGGGGGCTGGTGGCCAACTTCCTTTCGCAAGCCGCGATGACCACCGGGGCATGGACGGCCGACCCCCGCGCCGACCAGCCGGTGAACGCCCACGGGGCACAGATATTTTTGCAGCGGGACATTGCGGCCGCAGACTTCGGGCCGGATGGAATCCCCGAGGCGCACACCCGCGCCGCGTGGCGACTGCTTGGCGAATGCTACATGCCAGAAACGCCGGGGATCACCGACACCGCCTTTTCGGGCGACTGGCAAGGCAAGGTGGCACTTTGGATCGGGGCCGCAGCCAAGCACCTGCGGGTGAACAACGCGCAAGGCTACGTGACCGACGACGACCTGAAGGGCTACGATTTCCGGGTGCGCCGCTTGGTTTTCGAGGGGAAAAGCGACGACCGTCGGGCAGTTTGTGAATTCAGGGCGTGACGAATTGGCGTGCGCAAACTATTCACGATCCATCGCCCACGCTATGTCTGAACAAATTCCCAACCCCAATTTTTCCGAACATAACGCCGCCGCATTGGCCACCCTGAACGAAAAGGTTGATTCGCTGGCAAATTCGATTGGCAAGCTGGCCGAGGTGGTGGGCGAAGAGAGGCGGAACAACCTCGAAAACACGCGGAGGATTTACAACGAAATCACGGCCATGCGCGACCGCGTGGCCGGTGCGGGCCGGATCACTTGGCCGCTGCTGGTCACCACGTTTTCGGCGGCGCTGGCATTCGCCGCGATTGTGGGAGGGCTGGGCAGTTATGCCCTGCAAAGTGAAACCGGGCGACTGAACACCCGCGTCGATGCCGTGGAAGACAAGGCCAAGGCGACCGCCGACAAGATCGAAAACGACCGCCACGCCGACGTGGAAGCCGCTCGCCAAGTGGCGAAGCTGGAAGAGTGGCAAAGGCTGATGGAACCGCACCTGAAGACCATCACGGCCCCGCGCACCAACTGAGAATTTTCCATGAAAAACAAAGCACTGATGATCGTTGCGGCCTGCGCCGCGTTCCTTGTGGCATCCTGCGCCACTTCCACCACCGGAGGGCCGAGCTTGGCCATTCCCGTGGCTATCGGCTACCGCGTTCCCGACACCGACGTGGTGGTGGTTTTGCGGCCTGACACCACCAAGCCTTCGGGCTACAACCTGACCATTTCGGGCACCTACAAGGGCCTCGAGCAAACCCCGACGGGCTGGAAATTCACCAGCGCCAAAAACGGGCTGGTTTACCTGATCGACACCAGCGGCCCCACCCCGGGCCTGACCGTGATCGGATCGGGCGACCTTGGCGGGGGCTTCGTCGTAAACCCACCACCCGAAGCCACGAAATGATTCTGCTGGCCCTGCATGGGATTCTGACCGGGAGATCAGACGTCACTTGGCCCGAAAGGCTTCAGGCGTTTGCCTTCAGGCGCGACCGCGAAATGGTCGTGCTGACCGACCAATACGACGCGGGGCCCTTCCCGCGCCTGAATTGGTTTGTCGGAAACCCACGCATGGCCCGCGCCATGGCCCTGCGCATTCGCGATTGGTTGGAAGACAGCGAGCACACGAAGGTGGCGCTTGTGGGACATTCCAACGGCTGCGACATCGTGCGCCGGGTGGCCATTGAACTGGCCGAAAGCGGCGTGGTGGTGCAATGCCTGATTTTATGCGCCCCGCCGATCACCCCGAGCCTGAAGGTCAACGGCCTGCAAGCTTGCATTGAAGCCGGGAAAATTCGGCGGGTGGTTTGCTACTACACGCCACGCGACACGGTGCTGGCCGCCGCCCGCACCGGCAACCCCCTGACATGGATCGGGGCCATGCTGCGGTGGCCATACGGGAACATGGGCCGGGTGGGAATTCCCGACGTGCCCACCGTCGAAGCCGACGCCCCGGCACCCAACGCCGCAGTTTTCAACCGGGTTTTCCCGACCTACTGGCACACGACCTATTTTAACAGGGCGACCTCGCCCGCAACCTTCAACCTCATTCTGAACGATGCTCACTTGGATTAAAAATTTCGTTGCCCGGTGGACTGGGCAAAGCTTCAACCCGCTATTTTCCGCGCCCGTGCAAGGGCCATGGATCAGCCCCGAGGGCGTGGCGTGGATTGCCAATTTCGAAGCGGGCGGCCGCGCCTACTACGACCGACGCCTGCGCATGCCGACGTGGCCGGGCGGTGCCAGTGGCGTGACCATTGGCATCGGCTACGACGTGGGCTACAACACCGTCGAACAACTGCTTGCCGACTGGGCCACGCTGATCCCCGCCACCACCTTGGCCCGCCTGCAAAAGGTTTGCGGCATCAAAGGCACGGCAGCCAAAAGCCGGGTGGCGGCGCTGGCAGACATCCGCATCCCGTGGGAAGCCGCCCTGAAGGTTTTCCAAACCCGCAGCGTGCCCCGCTTCGGCAAGGAAATGGTGAAGGCCTTCCCCGGTGCCGAGCTGCTGCCGATTGCCGCGCAAGAGGCGCTGCTTTCGCTGGTCTTCAACCGTGGGGCCAGCCTGAGCGGTGAAAGCCGCCGCGAAATGGCGGAAATTCGCAAGCTGGTGGGCTACTACCGGGGCAGCAGCGACCGCCCGCGCCTGCTGGGCCTGATTGCCGACGAAGTGGTGAAGATGAAGCGCCTATGGGTGGGCAAGGGCCTTGACGGCCTGCTGACACGCCGGGATCAGGAAGCGGCGCGGATCCGCAACGGCTTCAGGATCGACGAAAGCCTTGTGGCGGCCGGTGGCCTCATTCCGATGCTGGCTTGACCGTGCGCAAATTTTCGCACCCGCCCGGGGGAAACCCTTGGCGGGTTTTTCTTTGTGCCGGAAAAGGCGCATTTGTCGCTTGACGGGGCGCGGTGCGATGGGCCATTTTCGGCCCGCTATGCAACACCAACCGATTGAACAAATTCAGGCACTGCCCGACCGGGCCGTGGTTTACTGCTTCGAAGGCACCGTCCAGAAAGCATTTCGCCGAAGCGACGGCACCAACAGCACCGGGCCGTGGTCGATTGAAACCTTCCTGCTGAAGGAAGACAGCGGCGGCGAAATCAAGCTGATGCTGAAAGACGCCGACCCCGCAGGCTGGGCCCCGGGCACGAAGCTGCGCCTCGAGGCGTGGAAGGGCGACAAGGGCTTTTCCGGCCTTTACGCCGCCGACGACGAATACAAGGGCGAGGTGCGCCGGATCCTGCGGGCAACGAAGACCTGCAACGTCACGGTGCTGAACGGCCAGCAGCAGGCCGCCCCGCAACAGCAGCCCCAACACCAGCAGCAGCCAGCGCAAAGCCAGCCAGCGGCGCAAGTGAGCACCCACCAGCAGGGCATGCACAATGCCGACGTGGGCAGCCCGCCACCCAAGCAGCAGACGAAGGCCGCGCCCGACAGCGTGACCGAAGCCAAGCGCACCATGATGCAGATCGCCAACCTTCACCTGCTTTCCGCGCAAGTGGTGGAATCCTACGAAGCCCCGGCCTTCAAAAAGGCCACCGGGCAAGACATGACCGAAAGCCAGCGCCAAGGTGCCATTGCCTCGATTTTCATCGAATCGTGCCGCAGCGGACTGGTGCGGAACATGCCGACGAAAGCCCTCGATTGATTCACCCCAACACCCACCCAAGAAACATTTCCAAAATGAAAAACGACACCACCACGACAACCGCCGCGCCCTTCATTGCAGGCGTGGAATTCACCAACCTGAAGGGATGCAGCGGGCATCATGAGCTTTCCAGCCTTGTGGCCATCGTGGCCCCCAACGGCACCGGGAAAACCGCAGTGAAAGACGCCATCCAACTGGCGATTGCGGGCAGCCACCCGGATTTCGGCAAGACCGGCAAGGCGCTGATGGGCTTGGCCAGCGCCCCAACCCTTGGCGTGGGCATCATGCTTTCCAACCACCAGCGCGTGGCCCGCAGCTGGGCCATGGACGGCAAGGGAAGCGTGAAGGCCACCGCCGACGTGCCGAGCGACTGGCCCGCCGACGACGTGGCAATGGCTTTCAACCCCACGACGTTCATCAGCCTGAACGATGCCGACCGGGTGGCCACGCTGCTGCGACTTGGCGGCACCACCACGCCGACGACGGCCGCCGTCGAGGCATTGCGCGACACCCTCGAGGCCAAGGCCACGGGTGCCAGCCGGGTGACCATCACCGAAATGGATCCTTTCAGCCCGAAGCTGACCGACCCCGGGACATTCCTCGAGGCCGCCGAAGCCGAGCTGGTGGAAAGCCGCAAGGCGCACAAGCGTGACATCGCCCGGCTGGAAGCCGCCGTGAAGGGCTTGGAGGATGCCGCACGCGGTGCCGAGGCCCCGGTGAAGGTGGAAGTCACCGAAGTGGAAGCCGCCGCCATGGATGGGCAGAAACTGGCCGAGGAAGCCTCGCGCATTGCCGAGCGCCACCGCGCCGCCGACCGGCTGCGCCGCCGCGTGGCCGAGATCGGCGACGCCGGGACATGGACACCCGACGACGACGCGGCACTGGTGCGCCTTGGCAACGAAGTGGCCCGCCTTGCGAAAGCCGAAGGCGAGGAAGCCGCCGACAAGGAAGCCTTGCGCCGGGCCCTTGCCGAAGGCCCCGAGCCCGAGGAAGTGGAAGAGGCCAACGAAGTGCTCGCCACCACCGAAGTGGCAGGCCCGAGCTTGCCGAAGGAAGACGCCGCAAGCGCCCGGGCGGTGCTGCTGCAAAAGTGCGCCGCCGTGGAAACGATGCTGCCGCGCCTGCGAAAAGACGTTGACGACATCAAGGGCATGATGGGCATGGAATGCTGCCCGACGTGCGCGGCCGCTGGCAGCGACCTGAAAGAGCGCCTGAAGGCCACGCTTTCGCCGCAGCTGGAAGTTGCCACCGAAAAGGTGGCCGAGGCCGAGGCGAGTCTCGACACCATGGGCGCGAAGCTGAAGGAACTGGCCGGGGTGCTGGAAGAGTGGGAAGCCACGGAAAAGCGCCACAAGGCGATTGCCGACGCCCGCGACGTGATCGCCCGCGACGTGAAGGTGGAAGCCGAAGCCAAGGCCCTACGTGCCCGCATCGATGCCCGCGCCGAAGAGCTGATCGACCCCGCGACCGGCACCCGCCCCAACCGCGCCGAACATCTGGCGGAATTCACCGCCCTGCAAGAGCGGTTCACCCGCGCCAAGGCCCTGAAAGACCTCGGCGAGGTGCCGAGCGCCGACGAAGTGGCCGCCCTTGCGAAGCTGGCCGAGGAAACCGCAGCAAGCCGCGACGACCACGCCGCGAAGCTGGCAGGCCTGAAGATGACCTTGCAACGCTGGCAGGAATGGGGAGCGCAGGAAGGCCACACCACCCGCATGCGTGAAGAGCTGGAAACCGCCCGCACGAAGCTGAAGGAAGTGGAATCGCTGGTGACGCTGACCCGCGAAGCCGGGGCCGCCATGGCCGCCGCGATTGCCGAGCCGCTGGCCAAGGGCGTGCGCTACTTCACCGACGGGGTGCTGCCCGGCCGCGTGGTGGTTGACGCCAAGCTGGCGATTTACCTCGAGACGGCCGACCGTGGCCTGCGGGGATTCCCCGCACTGAGCGGCAGCGAAAAGGCGGTGGTGGCATTCGCCCTTGCCGCGACGCTGGCCGCGAAGACGCCGCTCCGCATTGCGGTGATCGACGAAGCCAGCACGATGGACGGCACCCGCAAGGTGGCCTTCCTCGAGCGCGTGGCCATGGCCGTGGCCGACGGCGTGCTTGCGCAAGCCATTGTGATCGACCACGCGGTGCGCGACTTCGGCGACCCTTGGCAGATCCTGAGCCTCTGACTTTCGGGAGCATAGCAAGACCCGGGCGGGGTGGTTTTCCTTCGGGAATTCCGCCCCGTTTTCTTTTTGTGCCGGAAAAGGCACATTTAATCTTGCGCAGGTAGGTGCTGCCCCTACGCTTGGCCCCGATGCAACTCACCGATGAACAAATGAGGGTGCGCGACAATGAAGGCCATTTGCTGGTTGTAGGCGCAAGAGCTGGAAGCGGAAAGACTGCCACCATGGTGGCGCGGATCCGAAAACAAATTGCCGACGGCACCGACCCCGAAGCGATACTGGCCATCACCTTCACGGTGGCCGCCGCCCGGGAGCTTCAGCAGCGCCTTGGCGTGGAACTGGGCCATTGCGGCACGCTTCACAGCTACGTGATGCGCCACGCCGCCACCGACGGGGGCGCGAAGATCGCCGACGACGGCGAGGTGGCCGCACTGGTGGCCGAGGCCTTCGCCAGCCTGAGCGTGCGCGGGGTGACCGCCAAGCAGGTGCTGGCCGCCATGGAAGACGTGATCGACCCGCCCGGCGACGTGGGCGTGGTGCTGCGATACGTCACCACCGCCCTGCGGGCACGCGGGCAAACCACCTTCAGCCTGATGCTGCGGCAGTTTTTGGAGGAAATGAAGATTGGCGTCCACGTGCGCAAATTTGCGCTCTTGGTGGTGGACGAAGCACAAGACACCGCCCCCATCGATGCCGCGATTTACGACCGGATCGAAGCCACCACCAAGGTTTTCATCGGCGACAGCCTGCAATCGATTTACGGCTTCCGGGGCTGCGACGACCGCTTTTTTCGGAAGATGGCCCGCCGTGCCAGCGACTTCCTGCCACTTTCCACGACCTTCAGGTGCCGCAAAGCCATCTGCAAGGCCGCCAACCGGCTTTTCCCGATGGCGGGCACCATGATTTCGGTGCACACCGACGGCGAGGGCTACGTCGAGGCCCTGCGATTCCGCAACGAAGCGGCCGAGCTGAAGGGAATCGAGGCATGGGCCCGCCAGTGCAACGGCACCCGCGCCGTGCTTTGCCGCTACAACGCCGACGTTGCCCGCGTCGGGGCGTGGCTGCTTGCCAGCGGCATGAAGGTGCGCTTGCGCCGTGCCGAGCCTGACAAGCTGCTGGTGGCCGCCCTGCGCTACTTGGTGAAGCCCACGCCCGAGCGTGAAGCCGCCGTGCTGGTGGAACTCGGCGAGCGTGCGCGAAAGGTGGCCGAGCTTTGGAAGAGCCGCGCCGAATTGGAAGCGGGCCGCCCGCTGGCGTGGGTGCTTCAGGAATTCGGAATCCCCGAGCTGACCGCCTCGGAAGCGGCCCCGCACGGGGTGACCGTTTCCGAGGCGCTGGAAGCCGCCCTGCGGGGTGAAATGCCCGGCGAGGCCGACACCACCGAAGTGGTGGTGGGAACGATTCACAGCGTGAAGGGGCGCGAATTCGACGACGTGCTGCTGGCCAGCTGCTACGCCCCCGGGAAACGTGCCGACGAAGACGAAGAGGCGCGGATTTTCTACGTGGGTATCACCCGGGCGCGAAACACCGCCACCGTGACTTTTGCCGACCGCAGAATCGACACCCGCACCATGGCCGAGCTGGCCGGGGTGCCGAGCCCGTTCATCAAACTTGCAGGAATCCCGACCACCGAAAGCCACGCATGACCGAAGCGCAGATTTGCCAAAACAACGATGGCATCAACGCCATTTTCATTCACAGCAGCGTCGACGACGCCGGGCTGGATCCCTACGAATTCCGCGTGCTGATGCACCTGAGCCGCCGCGCCAACCGCAAGGGGATGGCGTGGCCCGGGCTGGCGAGCGTTGCAGAAACCACCCGAATGAGCGAAAGACGGGTGCGGGATGCACTGCGGGTGCTCGAGCAAAGGAAGATGCTGGTCACCAGCCAAGCGCCGGGGAAAGGAAATCGCCACCAATACGAACTGACCGCCGCGAATGAGTGGATTTTAGAACCGGCACCTGCTGCCGGTTTAGAAGTTCAAACCGGCACCACAGGAGGTTTTGAACCGGCACCTGCTGCCGGTTCCTCTACTAGAGAAGGAAATCCAGTTGAAGGATATCCAGACAAAGGGCATTCGCCCGTTGTTTTTGGAAATTCTAAAAAGTTTTTGGCACACCATGCAGGGGCCGCGATTCTGGAAGAGCTGCCCGACCCGTTCAAAAAGCATGCCAACTTTTGCCTGCGCCTTGGGGAATTCGTGGCCGAGCGTTTCAAGCTGGGCCGGAAGATGACCCCCGAGGCCTGCCACCGCCTCGCGCTGAAATTCGTGAAGTTTGACCCCGACACCTGCGCCACGGCGCTGGAAACCACCCTTGACCGGGGATGGACGGGCGTTTTCCCCGAAAGCGTGAAGCCGAGCCAGACGGGTGCGATCACCGCGCAACCGCAGCTTTCCGAATGGGGCTTTGGAGAATGAGCCCCGACAACCCACCGATGACCACCACGACGATGAACCTCACCGACCCCACCCGCTGCATGCTTTGCAGCAAGCCCCACGAACAAACCGAAGAGCACCCGACTTGCCCCGAGTGCGAAGCCCTGCCCGAGATCGACGCCGAAGCCGCCGAAGACTACCGCGCCCGGGAGCGTGCCGAAGCCCGGGAACGGCTTTGGCGCGACAAGGTGCCGAAGGAATACCGCAACACCGACCCCGCGCTGCTGCTGCCCCGTGCTGCCGAGCTTTTCCCCCGCGTGGGCAACTGGGATTTCAAGACCGGCAAGGGCCTGACCCTGATCGGGCCGACCGGCCACGGCAAAACCCGGCTGGCGGTGCGTGCCATGCGTGCGGCCTTCGACACCGGGGCCAGCGTTTCCATCCTGCGGGCCGCCGAAGTGCGCATGAAGCTTTGGGAAAGTTTCGCGGGTGCCAGCAAGCTGGTGGCGCAGGCAACCAAGCCGCAGGTGCTGCTTTTCGACGACCTCGGGCAAGGCGCGACTTCCGAGCAAATCGACGAAGTGACGCTGGCCATTCTGGAAGCCCGCACCGCCGACGGAAAGCCCACCCTGACCACCACGCAATTCAGCGACGTGCGCCTGATTCAACGCTTCCACCGGGTGGAAACCGGCGAAGCCATCGTGCGCCGCTGCGGCCTGCAATTCGCCACCATTTTGAACCTGACCCCGAAACCATGACCCCGAACACCCGAGCCAAGATCCTGCCCGCCCTGCTGCTGGCCTTTCCCGCCCCGCTGGCGGCCTTCATCCCGCACCTGCTGGGCCTTCCCCATTCCGCTGGCTTCAGCGTGGCGGTGGCGGCCGTGACGAGCATCCTCGCGCTGGCCCTTGCCGGTGCCCGGGATCAAGACCCCGCCCGCTCCATGTTTCACGGCGGGGCCCCGGCCTACTGGGTGGCCGCGCTTTTGTGGCTGCTGGCCTCGAGCTTCGCCGCCGCCGTGCCGATCCTGCCCGGTGCCGGATGGGCGACCCGGTGGGCGCTTTTCACCTGCGGCACCATCGGGGCGCTTGCGGATTTCGGGACACGTGTCAAAAACCGCTGAACCATGCAACAATTCACACCCGAAGAGCACGCAACCGTGCACGCCGTCTCCAGCCTGATGGCCCGCACCATGGCGCTGCCCGCCCACGACCGGCACGCCGTGACCATTGCCCGCACCCAACTGATGGGGCCGCGCCACGTGCAAATTTCGATTGCGAGCGCCGCCGCCGACGTGCCGCTGATCATCGGCGGGAAGGGCACCAACGCCAAAACCGTGCGGGAACTTTCCATCGGGGCGCTGCCGCCCGGTGGCTTCATCGAAACGCACTTGGAGGTGCCCGACGCCCCGCAGGATCGCCAGCACCGCGACTTCGGCGACCTTTCCGAGCTGCCCGACGACCTTGTGCGGGAAATCACCGAAGTGGTGGTGGAATGGCACAAGCACCTCGGCGGGGTGGCCCCTGAAGTGCGTTTCGAAAGCACCCCGAGGTGCGACATCTGGCTGGTGCAAGGCCGGGGGATTCCCGGGGCGGCCATGGGCAGCCTGCGCCGCGTGATTGGCTGGGCCTGCAAGGTGCGCGGCCGCAACGGATTCATCGAATGGGAAAGCCCACGCTAAACGCCTTGACCCGTGGCCGCCTTGTCGCCCACCCGCACGACCACGTGCTGCGGTGGCGCGTCAAGAGCCTGAGCCGCCCCGAAATCGAGCACGTGGTCGACTTGGACGCATGGGCGGGCAACGGCGCATGCAGTTGCGAGCACTTCGAATTCAGGCTGGCCCCGCTGCTGAAGGATGGCGCTGCCCGGGGCGGTGCCGCCACCCGCTGCGGCCACATCATGGTGGCCCGCGACGCCTTCACCAACCACATGATTCAGATCCTGAGCGCCCGGGCCAAGGAAATCGAAAGTTGCGAAAATGCGCAACTTTCACAACCCTGCCCCGAGTGCGGCGGGGAAACCGAAATCGACGGCGAGCCATGCCACCTTTGCGGTGGCATCGGGGCCGTGCCCTGCGACTGATGCGCAAATTTTCGCCATGATACCGATACCCCAAAAACTGAAACGGTGGGCCATTGCCCACGCCCTGCAAATCACATGGAAGCTTGCCCGCATGGCCTACTTGTGGGCCGAAAACAAGCGCCCGGCCGGTGGCTGGTTTCCGAAGCCGACAACCAAAAACCAAGTGAACGATGGCCGGAAGAAATAACGGCACGGCATTCGAGCGCCAACTCGAAACGATTTTTGCCGCCTACCTGAAGCAGGGCCGGGCGAAGATTGAAAAGGTGGATCCGCCCACCAAGGTGCTGGGCCGCAAGGTGCTTTTCATGCCGAACCCGTGGCTTGATTTCGCGGGCGTGTGGACTGAGCGCGACGGCCGCACGCTGCTGATCGAAGCGAAGACCACGCAAAAGCCCACCTTGGAGCTTGGCGGCACCCACGGCCTGACAAAGGCGCAGTGGGGCAATGCCATGGACTGGCAACGGGCCGGGGCCATGGTGCTGCTTTTGTGGGAGCACAAGGGCGAAATCCGGGTGACCACGCCGTCCATGGCCATGGCCGATTGCCGGGAGCAAGACCGCAAAAGCCTGCGGTGGTGCGACGCCCACAAGCTGCCGCAGGGCCTCGGATGGGTGACTTTCGACCCCTTAACGTGGGCCGCACGCTTGACAGCCTGAAAAGAATGAGCCACAAAAGGCGCATGGACACCAACGAAGTCACCACCCCCAAGGAATTGAGCGACACCCAACTGGCTCCGCTGGTGGCGTGGGCGCATTCCAATCGGGGGGCCATTGGCCGCATTGCCGAGCGAATGGCGAAGAAAAGCGGCAACGCCGTGAATCGCCACATGGTGGGCCGCTGGCTGGCCCCCGAGCCCGACAAACGAATCCAGCCGACGCACGGCTACGCCCTCCTCATGGCCGAGGTGGTGGCCGAGCTGCAAGAGGAAGACCGCAATCCCGCCCCCTGATTTTCCAGACCCCAACCCCAAAACGACCAAAACACCGATGAAAGACCATCCAATCGCAGGGCTTTTTCCCCTGCTTGCCCCCACCGAACTCAACGAACTGGCCGAAAGCATTCAGCGCAGCGGCCAGCGCGACGACATCGTGCTTTTTGAAGGCCTGATCCTTGACGGCCGCAACCGCTTCAGGGCCTGCGAAATTGCGCAGATCAAGCCGCGCACCCGGGTTTTCGACCCGAAGAAAGACGGGCCGAGCCCGCTCCGCTTCGTGCTGGATTTGAACCTGAGCCGCCGCCACCTGACCACCAGCCAGCGGGCGGCCATCGCCGCCGAAGCCCTGAAGCTGCGGGAAGCCATGGCCAAGCAATCGACGGGCGGCACGGCTTCCACCCCGGCACCGCTGAAGGCCTACGACCCCGAGGAAGCAGCCGAAGAGGAAGAAACCGGCACCTTGGTGGTGGACGGCACCAAGGCCGAGCCCGAGGCCATCCAACAGGCTGCGGATCCCGACGACGACCTGCCCGCCGAAGACAAGCCGACCGTGGCGGAAACCGCGCAAGCCATGGGCGTTTCCAAGCGCAGCGTCGAACACGCCAAGAGCCTGACCCCCGCGCACCTCGAGGAAGTGAAGCAGGGCAGCAAGACCTTGCACGCCGCGAAGCAGGAAGAGGCCACCGACAAGCTGAAGGAACAACGCAAGGAAGCCATTGCCAAGGTGGCATCGATTTGCGGCAAGGAATTCGCCGACGCGATGGCCCGCAACACCATCCTGAAAACGGTGAAGGAACTGGCGGCATTCCTCGCGCTTGACCCCGAGCAAATGAAGGCGGTGCAACCGCTGATTTCGACAGGCTGGAAGGTGAAGAAAGCCCTCGCGCACGCCCTGAACAACCTGAACGGGGAAAGCAGCATTGCCGACTTGATCAACAAGGCGATTTCCAGCGGTGGCGACGAATTCACCGTGGTGGTCAACGGGTGGGAGATTTCCGCCATCAACGTGGGCGCAAGCCACGACAGCGACGGCAAGCCGAGCGGATGGACGCCGGGCGACCCCGCACCGAAGGGCCCGAGCAAGCCCGAAGAGCCCACCGCCGTGGCCAAGGCCTTGGAGAAAGCAGCCAAAACCAAGGCGAAAGCCAAGGAAAAGGCCGACGCCAAAGCCAAGGCCGCCGAAGCCGCCAAGCAGGCCGCAGCCGACGCCGAATCCGCAGGCGCATGATTTCTCGCCGCCCGGGTTTCGCGACAAAAACGCGACACGCCCGGGAAAGAAAAACCGCCCCCCACGCAAGTGGAGCCGCCGAAGCGTGAAGGCCGGGGCCGCATTCTCCTGACAGAAACCACCAACCAACAGCACCAACACCATGCCGAAAGCCACCACTGCCACCGTTCGCCGCCGCAAAGTAATTTGCCGGGCAACCACCGTCAACGCGCCGACAAAAAGCGCAAAATGGGATGCCCTGATGAGACTGAGCACGCCCGAGCTGAAAAACCTCCTACGGGCCGCCAAGATCGGGATCCCGAAAGAAAAGCACATGATGGCCGAGCGCCTTTCCGAGCATGAATCCGTGGCCGTGGCAGTGACCACCGAAGCGGTGGTCTTTGGTGCGCCGGGCAAGCCCGTCCCCTGCTGATTTCCAAGCGCGGCCATTCCGGGGGGGATGGCTGCCGGGAATGGTGGCCGGGTGGGAAACTGCCCGGCCACTACTTTTTCACCCCCCAACCTGATGACAAAACACCGATGAAATTTACCCTCCGAGACTACCAGCAGCAATTTTGCCGTGCCGTGGTGAACGCCTTCACCATCGGGGCCGAAGGCCAAGGCCCATTTGAAAGGGTGCTTGGCGTGGCCGCCACCGGGGCAGGCAAAACCATCATGGCCGCCGCACTGGTTTGGTGGATCACGCGCAAGCCGCGCCGCACCGGCCGCGTGCTGATGCTGGCCGACACCGACGAGCTGGTGCAACAGGCCGCCGACAAGATCCTGCAAGCCACGGGCCTGATTCCCGACATCGAAAAGGCCGCCAGCATGGCCAGTCTCGACAGCGCCGTGGTGGTGGGATCGATTCAGACCCTGAGCCGACGCCTCGAGCGGTGGCCAGCCGACCAATTCGACTTGGTGATTGCCGACGAAGCGCACCTGAGCATGGCCAACAACTGGCAAAGGGTGCTGAAGCACTTCGGCGACGGCGGGGCATGGATCCTCGGCATAACGGCGACCCCCGAGCGGGGCGACGGCCAAAAGCTGATGCGCTACTATGAGCACATCGCCGCCGAAATTGGCCTTTTCGATTTGATAAACCGGGGGCACTTGGCACCCATCACCGTGCAAGTTTGCCCGCTGCAAATCGATTGCACCGGTCTGGTGGCAGCCAAAAAGGGGCTGAACAAAGGCGAATTCGACGGCGACCAGCTGGAAGAGGCAATCGAGCCATACCTTGCGGCCATCATTGACGAGTGGCAGCAGCACGCGGGCGACCGCCGCACGTTGGTCTTTCACCCGAGCGTGAAGGCCAGCCAGAAATTCACGGAAATGCTGCAAGCTCGTGGGATCGCGGCCGCGCACGTTTCCGGGGCCAGCAAAGACCGCAAAGAAGTGCTGAAGGGCTTCGAAAGCGGGCGCTTTCAGGTGCTGAACAACGCACAGCTTTTGACGAAGGGCTACGACTGCCCGGCGATTGCCTGCATCATCAACCTGCGGCCGACGAAGAGCCGCACGCAATACCTGCAAATGGTGGGCCGGGGCACCCGCACGTGCGAGGGGAAAACCGATTGCCTGCTGCTGGATTTCCTCTGGCAATTCCAAGAGCTGGGCATCATGCGCCCGGCCGCCCTGATGGGCAAAAGCGACGAACACGAAGAGGCCGTGGCCAAGGTCATGGAACGCGGCAAGCGCCTGACCCTCGGCGAGGCCAGCGAAGAGGCCGAGCGGGAACGGGAACAACAGATCATCCGCCAGCTGAAGCGGGCGGCCGAGCGCGGGGGCCGCCAGACCTACGACGCCCGGGTGCTGGGTGCCATGCTTCACCAGCCGGATTTGATCGACTACGAACCACGGGCGAAGTGGGAGAAACTGCCGCCGACCCGAGGGCAGCAGCGGTTTTTGGAAACGCAAGGGATCGACCCCAAGAGCGTGAAGGGGCTGGGCCACGCCGCGAAGATTATGCACGCGCTGGCCGACCGCAGAAACCACGGCATGGCCACCACCAAGCAGGTGGCGGCGCTGGCCGTGGCCGAGGTGCCAAACGCCCACCAGCTGACCTTCAGCGACGCCCTGAGCTGGCTCGAGCGGGCGATTGCCGAAGCGCCCGAAGAGGGCATGGAAGCACCGGCCAAGGCCTACGCCGGGCCAGCCGTTTCACGTGGCATGCGCCTTGACGATTAAAACCATGATGACACCCGACGACACCCACGAAGACGGCACCCCGATTTTCGACGCCGACAGCTTCGGCAGCGCCTTGGAATTCACCCACCACATGACCGTGGCCAGCGTGCCCGTGCCCTGCTGGCTTCGGATCGGCCGCACCTGCATGAAGGTGACCGAAGACACCCTGAAGCCGATCACCCGCGGCGTGCTGCTTGCCGAGCTGATGCGCGAACACCTGAGCGGGGCATGAACGCCGAAGACCTCGAGCACTGGCAACCGATGCCATGGGATCGCCCCGGGCCCTTCAGCGTGGAAATTTGGGAGATTCCGGGGCACTGGGATGCGATAGACACCACGCCCGATTTCCTCGAGGCCGCCCGCCTTGCCAGCCGGGTGGTGCGCCGCGACTGGCGGGTGCACCGGCACGAAGAGCGGGTGCAAATTCTCGACGCCCACGGCCGCCCGTGCTGAAGTGCGTGGCATGAACCACGACAGCGTGCCACTGGTGATTTTCGAGAATGGGAACGCTGCGGCCGCACACGGGCCGGGCGGTGCCTGCTGGGCCGACGACGAAAGCCACCTTTACGTGGTGATCCCCGGGCACAAGTGCCTTGACGCCATCGCCGTGACCCGGGATCAGGCCGAGGCACAGCGCACGCCGCGCACGTGGCTGCTGACCGGCACCCGGGAGTGCCCGACCCTGCATCCTTCCTTGCACGTGCCCGGCCAGTGGCATGGATGGCTGCGGGAAGGCCAGCTGGTTTCCTGCTGATTGCGCAAATTTACGCATGGCAAAGAAAAGTGTCGGAAAAGGCGCATTTGTGATTGACGGCACTCACCGCGCTGCGATAGCTTCCGGGCGTGATGACAACCGCACCGATGAAAAACAAGCTGACCGCCACCGAAAAAGCCACCATGGAACTGCCCGAGGCCGACCGCCTCAACGTGGGCGACGCCGTGACCCACACGATCCACACCGACGCCAACGCCGGGCACGTGGTGAAGGTTTCCAAAAACGGCCGCACCGTGTGGGTGCAAGCCGCCACGCAAAAGCTGCTGAATGGCCCCAACAGTGGCGAGGCCGACGCCCTTGTGACGCACCCCGGTGGCTTCGCTGGCCACACCGAAGGCACCCAACGGTGGGAGGTGACCGCCAACCCCGAGGGCCACATCCAGAAATTCACGGCCCGCCCGATTCAGCGCAAGGAATTCGTGCGTGATGCCGCCACGGGGATGACCAAACGCGACGCCAACGGCCGCATGGTCGAAGAGCTGGTGACGGAATGGCGCTGGAAGCTGGCCGGGCACCCGACCAACAGCCCGGGCAACAACCTGCGCCGTGGTGCCCGCCCGCATTACGACTACAACTTTTGATTTTCCCCCCACCCCCCCGAAACAAACGCC